ACAGTAACTGGAACTCAAACAATAACAGGAACGGTAGTAGTAGTTTAATGTCAAAAATAGAAGTAGATGAAATAACACAACAATCTGGCACAACTTTAACAGTTGGTGGTGGAGCTAGTAAAACTGTGGTTGCCGATGCAACTACTGTAACTTTAGGTAGATGCGGTGGAACTGTAGCGTTAGCTAGTGGTGCTTCTCAATCAGGATTTGGTAGAACAGGAACTGTTGATTGGCAGACTACAGTTAAAACATCTGGTTTTACAGCAGCGAGTGGAGAAGGTTATTTTGTGGATACAAATAGTGGAGCAATAACTGTTAACCTCCCTGCAGGAAGTGCTGGAGCAATCGTTGCATTTAAAGATTATAGAAATACTTTTGATGCAAATGCAGTAACATTAGTTCAAAACGGTTCAGATAAAATTGGTGGTTCAACTGATAATGCAGTCTTAAGTACAGAGGGTGTTTCAGTAACATTGGTTTTTATAGATTCAACAAGGGGTTGGTTAGTAGTAAATGATGGTGAACAATCATCAGCAGCAATAGCATCGTTTATAGCAGCAACAGGAGGAACTGTAACGACTGTTTGTACAAATTTTAAAGTTCATACCTTTACAGGCCCAGGAACTTTTTGTGTATCTAGTGCGGGTAATGCAGCAGGATCAAATACAGTAGATTATTTGGTGGTAGCTGGTGGTGGCGGAGGTGGAGCTTCTGGTGGTGGAGGTGGCGCTGGAGGATATAGAGAATCTCCTGGATCAGCATCAGGTTGTTATTCAGTATCACCAAGAGGCGCAGCTCCAGCTACAGCTTTAGCAGTTACAGCTACAAGTTTTCCAATTTCAGTTGGTGGCGGTGGAGCTGGAGGTCCGGGACCAGCAACTAGTGGAACAGGAACAACTGGATCAAATTCAATTTTTTCAACAATAACTTCAGCCGGCGGTGGTGGAGGCGCAAATCATAGTGGTTGCGCTGGAGCCGATGGAGGATCAGGTGGTGGTGCAGGTAGAGACGGTGATCAACCTGGTGGATCAGGTAATACACCTACAGTAAACCCAGCACAAGGAACTGATGGTGCTCAAGGACCAGGCAGTTCAGGTGGACCTAATAGTGCTTCTGGCGGAGGAGGCGCTACATCAGCCGGAACTAGAGCTAATGGTGGTTCTGGTGGAGCTGGCGCAGGAGGACCAGGTGGTAATGGCGCAACAAGTTCAATTACTGCATCTCCAGTAACAAGAGCTGGAGGAGGCGGTGGAGGTTCAATGACTAATCCTACTGCCGGTACAGGAGGACCAGGTGGTGGAGGTGCTGGAGGAAGTAACGCTCCAGGTTCTAGTCCAGCTCCGGTAAAAGCTGGAACAGCAGGAACAACTAACACCGGAGGCGGTGGTGGCGGAGGATCTGGTGGTGGAGGATCTGGTGGAACTGGTGGAACTGGTGGCTCGGGTGTGGTAATAATAAGGTATAAATTTCAATAATTATGACAAGTACAATTAAAGTAAATACAATACAAAATACATGTGGAGCAGACATTATAAAAGAGTCTAGCAACACAATTACGATTGGTGCATCAGGGGATACAGTAACTTTAGCATCAGGTGCATCTCAATCAGGTTTTGGTAGATCAGGATCAGTTGATTGGCAAACAGGTTCAATCAAAACAGCAAATTTTACGGCAGCAGATGGCGAAGGTTATTTTATAGACACGTCAAGTGGAGCTGTAACTGTAAGTTTACCTGCAGGATCAGCAGGAGCAATAGTTGCTTTTGCGGATTACACAAGAACTTTTAATGATAATAATGTAACTATTTCACCAAACGGATCAAATAAAATTGGTGGTGTAGCACAAGATGCAACATTAGATGTTAATGGTCAATCAGCAACTTTTGTTTTTGTTGATGCCACTGAGGGTTGGATTAATGTTCAAGAAACTGAAACATCTCAAACAGGTATAGTTCCTTTCATAACAGCAACTGGTGGAACTATAACAACTTGTGGTAATTTTAAAATTCACACATTTACAGGGCCAGGATCTTTTGTGGTATGTAACGTATCAACTACACCAGCTGAAAATACAGTTGGATATCAAGTCGTTGCAGGTGGTGGTGGAGGTGGAACTTGTGCTGGTGGAGGTGGTGGAGCAGGAGGCTTTAGAGAAGGCAGAAATGCACCAGTAGACAATTTTACAGCTTCACCTTTAGTAGCAAACGCGCCAACAAATGCTGTAACAATTACTCAAACAACTTTTCCAATAACTGTTGGAGCAGGTGGTACTGGTGGTTCAGGTTCAACAGGTGCAAACCCAGGTTCAAATTCAGTTTTTTCAACTATAACATCTGCAGGTGGTGGTGCAGCAGGTTCACGAGGAGGATCTCCAACTAAAGTTGGAGCTAATGGAGGTTCTGGTGGTGGAACTGCAGCTGATGGCCCTGGTTCAAGACCATCAGGAAACACACCTCCTGTAACTCCATCTCAAGGTTTTGGTGGTGGAATTAATCCAAATCCAGGTACTTTTAATAGTGGTGGAAATGGTGGCGGTGGTGCTTCAGAAAACGGAAATGATGATGCTAATCCAGAACCAGCGAATGCAGGCGCACCTGATGGTGGTGATGGTGTATCTAGTTCAATCACTGGATCTTCAGTCGCAAGAGGCGGTGGAGGAGGAGGTGGTGGTTATGCTCCTCAACCAAATGAAGGAGGATGTGGTGGAGCAGGTGGTGGTGGAAGAGGAGCCAATAGTTGTTTATCAGCTCCAGGGTCATTTGCTATAACCGGAACTGTTAATACTGGTGGTGGTGGCGGTGGTGGAAATAATTCATTTCCTAATTGTAATGGTAAAGGAGCAGCTGGTGGTAGCGGAATTGTTATAATAAGGTATAAGTTTCAATAGGTAAATTATGAGTGAAGTAAAAGTAAATAAAATTAGTCCAAGAACAAATTGTGGTACAGTTCAGTTAGGAGATAGTGGTGACACTATTACAATTCCTGCTGGTGCAACAATTACAAACTCTGGTACTGCATCAGGTTTTGGTAGAACAGGAACTGTAGATTGGCAAACAACTACAAAAACATCAACTTTTACAGCAGTAAACGGTCAAGGATTTTTTGTAGATACTTCAAGTGGAGCAGTTACTGCAAATTTACCATCTGGCACAGCAGGATCTATTGTTGCTTTTGCAGATTACACTAATAGTTTTCAAACAAACAATTTAACAATTTCACCAAATGGTTCTCAAAAAATTGGTGGAGTAGCTTCAGATACAATTATAGCTACAGAGGGTATATCATTAACTTTTCTTTATGTTGACGATACTGAAGGATGGAAAAATATTAATGATGCAACATCCAATGTAGTTGGAGCATCATTTATATCAGCTAGTGGTGGAACTGAATCAACTTCAGGAAATTTTAAAGTTCATAAATTTACAGGTCCAGGAACATTTACCGTAAGTTCTGTAGCCAGTAATGCAACACAAAATATAGTTTCTTATGTAATCGTAGGTGGTGGCGGTGCTGGAGGTGGTGCAGCAGCTTTTTGTACCACTGCAGCAGGAGGTGGTGGAGCTGGTGGTTTTAGAGAAGTTAAAAATACCGATGTAGATAGTTATACAGCTAGTCCTTTAAATGGATACTGTACACCTGCAAATAGAGTCACGGTTACAGCACAAGGTTATCCAATAGTAGTTGGAGCTGGTGGAACACCAGGCACAGGATCAGGTCAAGGTTCGGCTGGAAGTAATTCAAGTTTTGGTGGAATCACAGGAGCTGGTGGTGGCGGTGGTGGAGGAACCGGTAGTTTAAGTGGTGCAAACGGTGGTTCTGGTGGAGGAGCTACTTGTAGTGGATCAGGCGGAACAGGAAACACACCTCCTGTAACTCCAGCTCAAGGACAAAATGGTTCACCATATCCTATCGGTGGTGGTGGCGGTGGAGCAACACAAGCAGGTCAAGGACAAGATTCACCTTT